TATAGATGTAAATCCAGTAAGAGTCTCATTGTTGAGAAAATCAAGACCTTTGTATTCAACAAGGTTGTCAGCAATATCCATTGCTCCACCTTGGAATTCTTGTGAGATATAATATTGTTTTATAAATTCACCAAAACGAGGATTCTCAGCGTCAATATACTCTGGTATTTGACTCTGAATTATCTCATTTACTTTTACTTTTGTAAGCGAGGTCTGGATCATTAGTATCCACTACTTGTGTATGATGAGGTTGATGATGAAGAGGATGACGAAGAAACAGGTGTTGATGAAGTATCTATGGCACTTGTTGGGGTGCTAGTTATACGTACACTATTCACTGTATGATTTGTTCCTGTCATGAGATTTCCATTTGGCATGGTGTGATAAGAACCGTAATAAGGTTGTCCATTTACGTAACCAACTAATGTTTTACCAGTGGAAGTGCTTGTGATCATTGCACCTCTTACTTTTGCACCATTACCGTAACTTGATTGTGGATCATATCTTGTACCTGATGTATTAGAACCTGAAGATATGGGATCCTCTCTCATATAGAAATTACTATTTGACACATCGAATTGTAGATATAATTCTTTTCTCGCTAATACATCATTTGACTGTGGCACTGCTTGAATCTCGACAATATTGTCAGATTGTACTGTTGATACGATATTTACTGTATCAATAATTACCTCACCCTTCTTATAGTCTACAGATCCAAATGTAGTAGATAAAACTTTTACAGTTGTATCTGAATCTATTTGGAAAAGGAACAATGACCCCTTATCACCTGAGGTGTGTTGATCAGAGAAGTATACAGTCCCAGAAACACCTGACACATTGAATCCAGTTGACTTAATGTTATAGTTTTTCTGATTTCTGTGAAATGTATTGTCAAAACATATCTCATACTGTGCAAACTGGTTTATCTGAGCAACAAGATTTCTTCTTATCCTTATTGTTGTGATATTTGATGTTATTGAGTCATCTGTTCTGTCAATTAGAGACAAGATCTTACTATACTTGAATCTACCACCAAATTTATTCAATTCTGTGCCACTTGCAAATGTGGTCATAGCATTGATTATATTTGTTTTCACATTTTGAGGATCAGAAACAAAATTAGAATTATAGTAAACGTATGAATCGAGTTCTACATACAAAAACTTCAAATCAATGATCTCAGGCACAATACCTGCAACAGAGTAATTTTTTAAAGATGTAAGTATTTGCTTTTTGGTAAAATCAGATAAGAAAGAACCATTCTTAGGTTTTGCAGCAATATAAACTCTACCATATTGCGGAGGTGTTAGTTCCTCACCACCAAAAGCACTAACTGATTCTATATTTGCATAGACAGATGGAACTATAGCTTCATAGTCACTTGCAGTCACAGCTCTGTGTTGTGAAGAATAAAGTTTTGGTGCATAGTACCTTACACTACGCAAGTCTTCTATATCATCACCATTTTCTGATGGGAACTGAGGTGTAAGTATTGCTTGCACATTCTCTGTAGCACCATTTTGGTTCTGCAATGTTCCCGAATATGCTAATCTTGCAACACCATTACCATTCTTACCCTCCGTTTTGATATATGATATCTCAATTACATTACCATTATCTAACTTAGCACCAAAAATACCATCACCAAACAAAACCTCATATTTTTCATCTGTAGTCTCTTGTATGAGATATATGTTAGATGTTGATGTAACACCGATTATATTATCAACAAGTTTATACTCCGTAGAAGTAGTGCTTGCATTGTTCTCTTTTATACCAACTCTTATAGTTGATGTATCAACACCATTATTGGGAATTATGAATCTTTGATTAGTTTGAGATGTATTATTGATAAATGTAGTTCGTAAAAATTGTCCTTGATAAACTTCAATTGCACCATAAGATTTTCCATTTTTTGCAGTGCCTGTAACTTTATCAGGTATCGCAAATAAGTAATTTACACCCGAAGCACTTCCGTTTGCAATCATACCTGGTTGGAATACGATAGAAGTTGAAGTAGTGTTTATACCAGTTATACTATAATCTACAATTGTTTTTGCTGCTCTTTTAGATCGTGGAACGTATCCTATATTTCTTGCTAATGATACTACATTTTCTCTTAGTGTTGCACTGTCAATAAAGGTTTCATTGACAACCATATTGGTATTATATGCAGTGGTATATGAATTATATGCAAGTAGATTTACTATTACTGATAGGTTGGAACCCTCAAAATCCATATCAGTGAACTTAGAGTTTTCTCTTAGATATGCTTTGATTGAGGTTTTTATATCCTCAAAATTTAGGTTTGTGAATTGTTGAAGTGCCATTATAACCTAGTTGGTTCGAGAACAAAGTTTATTGATTGACTTGGAGCAGACATTCCTACGATGTCATAATCAATTTGAATATCAACTGCATTTTGGTCTGGTGTTGATTCAAATCTTACATCAGTCAATTTTACTCTTGGTTCAAAGTTTTCTATTGTTGTGCTTATTTCCGACTTTATAGGATCAACATAATTTGATGTTGCTAGTTCAAATAAAGAACCAGTAATTTTTGTACCTAACAATCTATTGAAAAATACTTCACCTAATTGTATACGAACTAAATTTTGCACAGAACGTTTGATGGCATCCTCACTTTTCAAAGATAGGATGTCATGTGTAACTGGATGTCTTTTAAAGGATAAAGAAATATCTTTGAATCCTTGCGAAAAAGTCTGTGCGGGCACTAGATCTTTATAGTCTGGGTATATTTATCATTATTTAGAGCAAAAAAAAGACCCTCATTGAGAGTCTTCTTCATGTCCGAGGTATCTGACCTCTATTTCTTCTGGATGAGGGAACCCTTCTCGATAATAATCTTCTGCCAATTCTTGTATTTTATCTTCCATCTCCTCTTCCGTAATTGACTCAAACTCTAGCGATCCTTTGATGTATATGTCATATAAGTCCATATGTATTGCACTTGCTGTCATGCTATCTATATGATTCTAGTTTTCTCATGTCCAACTCTACATTGAGGATCAATCCAAATTTCAAAACCTGCTTTGATTGCATCTAAACAGAATGACACGTCCTCTCCACACATGTCTTGTACCTCACCAGAGTCGAATACTTGCATTTGAGGAGCAAACCAAGGATAAGTCATTTCTTTGTGTTCAAATACACCTTTCTTGATAAGCAACCAACCAAAACCAGAATAATCAACAGTAAATGGTTTACGACGTTTTACTATACCATCAACCATCTCATGATTCATTACACCACCATTTTCTTTGAAATCATCCTCTTCTAACCAGTGAGCACACGAAGTTGTTCGACCATCTTCTGTAGCATACCATCCACCTGCAATATCTTTGTCCATAGCAAGCACTCTATAAAATGCTTCATTAGAAAACACTATGTCACTATCAATCCACAGTTGGTAATCATAGTTGAGTTTACCATCCCAAGGTAATTGATCAGGTCCTCTCAAGACATTTGCACCCAGAACCTTACATCTAGCAAAGTTCACCATGGAACTATAGTCTTGTGCTATCTGTATATTTGCTCCGTTCTGTACCAACTCAAAACAGAGTGATACGAAATTTTTTAGGAAGATGTATGATACTCCTCTACCAGGTAAACAAAATACAATACTTTTACCTTTTAGAAGTTGTTTTGCTGCTTCAATATCAAAAGCGTCTTCTTTCGCAGTAGGTGATTTAGAAACCACCTTGAATCCTTTAGCCATAATTACAGTTCAGTCATAATCATTATAACACTTTATATAGCGTCTATCAACCCAATGATTTTATTTGCAATAAGTTTGTGTGCTTTAGCGGTTGGATGTCCACCTTTTTCTCTCATTGAGTAGTGATCAGGACTCACATCAAGTTCACCTAAAAGTTGTCTATGCATGAGAAGTGGTTCATAATCTTGACATAAGCTCCTCCAGTACCCTTTTTCGTTTTTGTAATATCTTCTTGGTTTACCCAAAGTCTGTTCATAATGATCTGCAATGATAGAAACGTACTTCTGTCCTACACTCTTACAGTATGAATCAAATAAAAATATATTCTTCCACAAGTTCTCACATCCAAGTATATCATTGTACATCAACTTATAGTAATTTCTTTTACTCTGATTATCTAATTTCTGCGGAGTCCACCCCTCAACTTCTGCTTTCTGTGTAAAATATTCTATTCTCTGCACCACAGTAAACTGCATCACCACCACGTCAGCTTTATTGTTCTGTAGGTATGATATAGTTCTACGCACTATTGCATCGTTACTTGATCCCCTCTCACCAAGATTTACACATCGGCATCCATAATGTTTGGATACAACGTGACTGAATCTCTCAATCAATCTATTCTGTAGTTCATCACCCCATGTGATACTACAACCACTAAAACACAGTGACATCATACTTCATTTCAAATAGTTTTGCGTCTCCTATCGTATTTACCATAGGTTTACCCTTGATATTCAAGGATGTATTCAATAGTACAGGACAACCTGTGCGTTTGTACCAGCACTCCAATATTGGTCTTAGAATGCTTTCTGAATCTTCTGGGACTGTTTGTACCCTAGCACTGTTATCAACGTGTACACAGGCAGGTATCGCCCTTGGTTGCTTACATTTGTAAACATATGACATATACCTTGATTGTTTAGGCATATCAAAGTAATCCTGTGCATGCTCTTCAAGAACAGCAGGTGCAAATGGTCTAAACTTATCTCTCCTCTTTATTTCATTTACTAGGTCTTTTGTTTCTGCTTGTCTAGGATCCGCCAATAGACTTCGATTACCGAGAGCACGAGGACCAAACTCAGCACGGCCATTCGCAACCCCCACGACTCTTTTTTCGAGGAGTGCATCAACAACTCTCCTTGGATCACAGAACTTTTGTATATTATATCCTAAGTAAGGACTAAAATCAACCTTACCACCATAAGTAAGACATGCTGCACCCAAAGCACCACCTGCATCACCAGGACAAGGCATAATCCACATGTTATACATTTCCCTCAATCCTGTGTTTACCACACAGTTGAGTGCGACACCACCACCATAGCAGATATTCTTACTGTATATTGATGCTCTTTCAAATATGTTGTTTAGTTCCAACTGAAGTATTCTCTCCGCACTCTTTGCAATATCACACTTATCATAGTCTCCTATTCTCGCTCCTTTGTGATTATACTGGTGTAACTGTCTTTCCACCACGTTCATATGCACTGGATTACCATATGCTGCCATACCCATAAAGATGTATTCTTCATCTAGTGGACGCAAACCCGCCCACTTAGTGAGTGCTGAGTACCATAGACCTATGGATTGAGGATATGCCATTGACCACTTTTTCGTATAAACCGCTTCTCCGTAGTCTTTATACTCCGCATGCCATATAGATGCAGTGTCCCACTCTCCAATACTATCCACAACTACACACGCTGCTTCTTCAAAAGGAGATGTTTGAAACGCTGCTGCTGCATGCGATTTGTGGTGACTGTAGTATCGTGTTGGTTTGAGTGACAGATGTCTTGGTCTACGCCACGCTTTCTGACCTGCAAAGAACTGTCTAGTCCTTTTCAACCATGGTCTTTCATAGAATGCTATCTCACCATCCTTACATATAAGTTGTGCTGTAGACGCAGCAGTAATATCAAGATGCTTATCGTGCTTTATCTTTGAGTATCTCTCAGAGTGTGTAGCATAACAAATTTTTCCATCGTTTACTACAGCAACTGCTGCATCATGGAACCCTTCACTAAATCCAATCACGTAATCTGTTTCGCCTCCTCATATCTCTCATATTTCTAAGTGTAACATATTCCTTGGCAATTGTCTCATACAGTTCTCGTTCGGGATAATCGCCTGGATGTGTGGCGGTGCGTGGTAATTCATTCTTCTCGAAACCAAATACCTCCTTATAGTCATCTCTGTCCATATTGAAGTATACTATTTCTATATCAGCGTCTTGTAAGTATTTTTCTATTCTTCTTAGATTTTTTACCACAAGGTCAAGTTGTTGCCACACAAGTCTTTTATCTCTTCTATACTTTGCCATGAGATCTCCCTTTTGATATCTTTTGAGTTTACTTGCAAAACAATCAACTAGATCCTCTTTGTATGGTATGACATTTTTTCTTGATTGATAAAATTTACACACATATAACTCAAGTTCAGTTTTCTCCTCTTGTACTCCTTTCATATAACCAAGCATGTATTTTCCCATGAGAGAAAAAGGATCAAAAATTATATCAACATCTAACAAATCATCTACAATCGACCTTGTAAGTTGAGGGTTAGTTTTGAGATATGGTTCTAAAAATGTATCAAGATAGTTTCCAGAAGGTGATACTGGGAAATGCTTTTGCAACTCTTTGAACCACTTGTCAGTAAAAAACACTTCAACAGGGTCTTTATCTTTCATAAAGTCATCAGGAGGTTTCCTCTCATTCACACCTCCAAAGTATGATGACATCATGTCACCACCTACTTCACTTGTATTAGAAAATAGTTTAGTGTTGTCGATAGAACTTTTTTGAACATCTTTTAAAAACGGGTGAAGTTCAGGTGCTATAAGATCAGACACCTGTCCAAATGTCGTTTTGGTTTTTATTGGTGTCTCTATTTTTGATTGTCCCTTTCTAAGTACAAATGTTTTTTCTATTCTTTTCTTGTAATTATTAGGGTCGTGCCATTGTTTGTAAAAGTAATATGGGTGTTTAATTTTTGTATATGTCTTTTCATTGATTTCAATAAGTTGCATCATGTGCATCTTACCCATATTCGGTATCGCCCAGTAGTTGATCATACGTATTCACCCCAAGTATCAGGTATTACTCCAAACTCATCTTTCCATTGTTTATATACGGGGAACAAAAGGTTCTTACCATATTGATATAAATCTTCCGTTATAGGGTCTTCTACTGCTCCCCACTGATCCATGAGATGTTCATACTTCTCTGTAGTAGGTGGCCAGAATACATTATCATGTATTCTTGTAATCTGATATCCTAAAAAATTAGATAACTTCTGTAATTGACTGTCACGCAGATCAGGTTCCCAAAACTCTTCCATGACTAATTGCATAGTATTGAAATACTTCTTGAACTTGACATAAAAGTCTACATAAAATCTGGTGCAACTCTTATCCAGTTCACCTTTGAACATCTCATGTATTGAGTCGTATTGTTTTTCAAGTGGCATTTCTGGATATAGTTGTCCTTCTTTTAATAGTTTACCACTAGGATCATTACCTGTAAACTTCGCACTAAAATCTGAATATGATCTGTATACAGGATCTCTACACATGAATATACACTTTATATCAAATACATCATTGAGTATGGGTGCGTACTTGTCTAAGAATGGTTCTCGCAACCATCCTGTGCCATTTGCAAAATCTGCGACTGCTTGATAATCATCCTTGATATTTTCATAATGTATGAGCATATAATCAATATACTTCTCTATACTCGGTGGTGGTGCCACCCAGTCACGTATAAACTCTTCGCTATGCTTATTGTACTTTGACTGACGAGAGAGTACTTCAGGCACCTCCCAACGAGGTTTCTTGGTCGTCATCAATCTTTCGTATGGATCACGAACACATCCCCACATTTCTTTACCAAAGAACTCATAGTTCTCAAGTTCGTTCAAATACCCTGTTTCTTTCTTATGACCTGCGTGACAATACTTATTATCTAATCCAAGGGTATAATAAAACGGTGTAGAAGCAGAATGACCCCACCCTCCAAAAAGGAGGAGTTGAGGTTTACTCGTCATCGTCCTCGTAGATGTAAGGATCTTGACGACGAAGTTTCCATAATTTATACTCGCCTTTTATCCACTGCCAAATTCGTCTCATAATTACCCCATTCTGTTGGTGTGTATCCAAAAGTCTTTTGGAACTCAATGTATATATCTTTCCTTTTCTGTACGCACAAATCATACATTATTTGATCTATATCGTGCGTGTCTGTGTATTGGTCTTGTAAGTTTTTGTGTTTTGGGAAATTAGATCTCATATTTGGATAGTAAACGTTTTCATGGACTTTGACAATATCATAACCTAAAAAATTTGACAAATGCGACAATTCTTGTTTTTGTGTCACAGGGTTATCTAATTCTTCCATAACAACCAATCTTACATTGTCTTTCCCCCAAACAGATGCATGAGTTTTATATATTTTTGAATAGTTGGGAAAAGTGTCCCAATCAATGAAATCTATAGAATCATTTGGGTTTTTCTTCACATATCGGTTATATTGCGAAAATGCCCGATTTACTGGATCACGAGCAATGATAGTAACCTTGACATCAAAATATTCCAATATTTGATCCTTTATCTTCAATAAAAACTCTTTTGTCAATAATCCGTTTTGATTTGAGAAATCAGCGACTGATTGATAATCATATTTGATATTTTCCCAATGTTTGCGATAATAGCGAATATATTTGTCAATATGCAATTCTGAGTGAAAAAACTCGTTTATCTCGTCTTGCGTCCAAAGATTCTTGACATATGGAGAGTCTGCATTTAATATTGTTGGTTTATTTGATTTACCTGATAATAACCTGTTTATTCTCTTATCTGAGTATTGACCACTTGTCATTGTCGGATCAATGCACATTTCACGTCCTTCTTCTAATCCACGCAAATATTGATGCTCCTTACAGTGTCCAGTGTGTGCATATCGATTATCCCAACATAAAGTGTAGTGGAATGGCGAACTTGCTGAAAATGCAGTACCTGCATTGATTAGTAACTTTATATTTGCCATGATTCTGGTATTCGCTTAAATTGATCTTTATAATTGCGATATATCCAATCTAACTTGTTTCTACCGTACTGTAAGTCCTCTTCAGTCAAATCTTGGAGGTCTGAACTCCATTGGTCTTTCAATCCCTCTATTTCAGGTCTTTGAGTGCCTCTTTCTGGGTAATAGACGTTTGCATGCATCTTTTCGATCTTATGACCAATAAACTTTGAGAGATCTGAAGGATTCTCCCATACCTCTTCCATTATTACAGGATACACCTTTTTGAAAGCAGATGACCAAGTATTATAGACTTTTACGTAATCAGGTAGTAGATGTGATGGACTATCAAGTTGTGATCTCCAATATGAGATACTATCTGAATATTTCTGATAACTGTCGTTCCACTTCTCTTTATACCACGCAGACATCTGCGAATACGACCTTCTAACTGGATTTCTCCATATTGTCGTCACTCTTACGTCAAACTCCTTTTCTAATACAGGTGCAATCTGTTTTAGGAAGTATAGTGGCAGATCAGTGTTACTATTAGAAAAATCACTGACACCTTTATGACTTTTTACAATATGTGACTTGATATACTTAATATACCATTCTAACGTTGTATTCTTTCTTACAAAGTCCAATCCTCTGTGTTTGTGTAGAGTATGCCAATAAAAATTTGCATGCACTGGTTTGTATTGCCTTTCATACAGATAATAGAGTAAATTACACTCTGTTGTCTTGCCTCTGTTAGGGCACACAGCGTATCCTACGTCATCAAGGGTATAACACAAAGGTTTTGTCGCAGACCACCCCACACCAGCGTTTATGTGTAATATAGGTTTCATTTCATCCATACCTCAGGTATTCTACCAAAAGTTTTTGCAAAATCTGAATATACATGATCCATATGCTCTAAAACAAACATTTGTGTGGCAAGATCAAGATCCTCAACATCAGATGACCACTGATCCATCAAGTAAGGGTAATGAGGTGCTCTACTCCCCATATCAGGGTAATATACGTTTGGATGTATCTTTGTAAATGGAAATTCTAAGAATTCTGCAAGTGGTCGTGTGTCACCTGCCCAAAACTCTTCCATAATGATAGGATGTACTTTTTCTTCGCCCCATACGTTACAATGCCTTGTGTATATGTCAGAGTAGTAAGCATTTGGTTCTAATTTACCTACACACATTCTTTTGATGTAATCTTGTGGATCTGTAGGTGCATTTTTGTTTGCTACAGAGAATAATCTCCGCACTGGATCTCTAAAGACCATAATTACCCTGATATCAAATACTTCAAGTAATTTGTCCCTGATACTCAACATAAATTCTTCTGTAAGGCAAGCATTCTGATTTGAGAAGTCAGCAACCGCTTTATAATCTGTTAAATGCTCAGATAGTGACTTATAATAAGAAATATACTTGTCTATAGATCTTTCACCATCTAAAATCTCTTTACCATGGTGAATTGTCAGTTCTGGTGGTTTTTTCCCCGTAGTATCTGGTTTGAACGGAATCTCTATACCCTCTTGAAGAGAAAATAGGTAAAAATCCTCTTTACATAGACCAGTGTGTGCATATTTGTTTGTCATGCACAATGTGAAGTGCAAAGGAGACGTTCCAGAGAATGCAGTACCAGAATTTAGTAGTAAAGTTGGTTTCATAGATAAATTTATGCGAGTTCCCTTGATTATTGGTGCAGGTACAGGATGGAGTGCGACAAGTCCACTTCATTTGACTTTACAATGTGCAAATAAGTGTAGTCACACTGGAATTCTGAAAGAAGATCATCTTTTGTCAAATATTTACTCAAAAGATGCTTGGCAGTGGAGAAAACAGTGGTATGAAAAACTTATCACAGATTCTATGGTTCCTGTGTGGGATAAACCATACGGAATGAAGAACAAATATGCGTTTCATCAAAATATTGACGAAATTCATGAACTATTCCAAAAACCGACTCTAGAAACTTATATTAAATATTATACTCGTCATTATCATAGAGTCAAACATGAATATTCGTATGTTCATGACTTTTCTAACAGTAATGCTTCTCTTCCTTTAGGATTTTTACAAAAAATAGCACCAGAACTCAGAAAACACTTCAAAATCAAGGTTCTAATAATTTTTAGAGATCCAGTTAGAAGATTATACAGTGAATTGTCACACAAATACCAAGAAAGTGTTATTCTAAGAAAAGAATATCCAACATCCAAGGATTTCTGGAGGAGTTATCTTAATAAAAAAGATTATAGCATAAATTGTGAGTTTGTCAAGAGGATAAAGTATTATAAGTCGGTTTTTAGTACCACAACTATTGTCTCTGAGGATCTTTGGGGTGGAAAAAACGATAGCTTAGCAAAACTTAGCAAATTTTTACAGTTCGACATCAAAAACCTATGGCCTAACTGCTATTATCCTGAAATGGGAACAAAGGCACCCAAACATGAGTACCTCCAAGATCAATGGGTGTCCGATATAGAGGACTTAACTGATGATGACTTGAGTTATGGACGAAGATGTATGGCAAAATACTATGATCAATGGTATAATGAGTTTGGAACAACGCCTTGGAGGTGTTGAGCAATCAAATCATGACCTTTTTTGTTAGGGTGACCAGTATAGTAGTTCTCAGGACTACCATCTGGGGTGCCAATTAGGTCATAGAGGGTCACCATATCACTCCAAGGCGACAAATTTCTAAAAATACAGTCTTCCGCCACATCTTTTTCGGAGTACTCACCCAATCTCCAGAAATAATGAGGTATGTCCTGTAGGTATTGGTCTAAAATATACACATTCTTCCATAAGTTCATCATTCTCAACTCTTGAGAGTCCAAGTATTTGTAATATACCTTTGATTCTACATCTTTTGTCCATGGTGTTATACTTTTCCACTTACCATCATAGTATGTTGACCTTCTTGGCACTGTAAATTGTGCAACAACGAAGTCTACATTAGGTGTTCTATCAATATACTCAATAGTTTTCATAACCATCATGTCATTTGATATACCACGCTCTGCAATATTAGGATATGACTTAGTAAATCTATCTTGAAGACGGTTCTCCAAGTCATCACCCCATGTAATACTACACCCTGTAAATAAAATCACTTGAAGTAAGGCACTTTATCTGAGTTTTCAAGAGGACCTCTGTTAGTGTTCAAGTCAAAAACCATAGTCTCTTCTCTTACTTTAGTTTTTTCGACCTTCAAACACTCAGGCAACTCCTTTAGCACACCATCTACCTTCTCATCTTCTTCCATAAAACCTCTTCTTTCACATAAACTGAATAATATATCCATTTCACCCTCCATAATATCCTCTGTCATCTGCAATTTCTCAGGTAATTCTATATTTGGGAAACCAAAACGTGATAATACAGTAGATTGCAACTCTCCTATCAGTGAAATATCCAATAGATAGTCTAATTCACCACTTTTTGTAACCTGAGAGATAGGATTTACTATATGACTCCTCTGATATGGTGGAGGATTTCTTAATAACATACGAAATTCTTGATATCCTACGAATTGTCGGCAATGTCTGATGCTAGACTTCAGTCTTTCCTCTGGATTTCTATAAAATGCGACCTTGATTCCCATCTCTGGTTTATAATGCTCCTCCCAATCCATTCTATGAGTGCGTATCAGTGAGTTTTTTGCACCCTTGAACTCATAATTGAAGTTTCCTTCCTTTGCATAATAACATTCATAGTCTTTATTTTCCGAATAATGATTGAAGAATAGATAACCAAGGGGAAAATGAAAAGATGTGCCACCTGCTTTGGGTATGTGTACAAAGAATAAGTTCAATCCTTGCTCACATTCGTATGACGGAATAGTAATCATGTGCTACAATAATTAAATGATAAAAGTTCAAGCACTTAGAGAATATTTAGGTGAGGGCAAAGCATCCGTTGGCGGTTGGATGCAGATAAAGTCTAGTGAGATTGCAGAGATATTAGGAAGTTCTGGTTTAGACTGGGTAGCAGTAGATCTAGAGCATGGTTCAATAGGTATGGATCATCTGACAAACATATGTCGTGCGATAGAACTTCATAATACATTACCTTTCGTGCGTTTACCGAAAGCAGATCCAATACTTGCTCGCAGAGCACTTGATCTAGGAGCAGCAGGTATCATAGTTCCTAATATTCAAATGTGGCATGAGATAGAAGAAGTCAAGAAAGTCATGTATTACCCACCAGAGGGAAAGAGGGGGGTCGGGTATTGTCGAGGTAATCTGTATGGTGCGGAGTTTGAGAGACATCTCGACGATAAACCATTCCTAGTGGCAATGATAGAATCTCAACTGGGTGTCAATAATATCACTACAATACTTGACACTAAACCTGATGCTGTTCTGATAGGTCCTTATGATCTCTCAGCATCCTTCAATATTACTGGACAGTTCGACAGTCATGCTTTCAAGGAGATTGTCAAACATGTGAGACAGTCTTGTATAGAAAGGAAGATACCTGTAGGAATTCATGTAGTACAACCAGATCTCAAAGAACTGGAAGAACGCAAAGAAGAGGGATATACATTCTTACCATATACTATTGATAGTGTCGTACTATCAAAGCATTATAATATTACCGACAATCACAAATCGTTCATCTAGGTTCTTTCTCTCATCTACCCCGTGATACAGATAACTGGGAAAGACTAGAAGATCCCCAGACTTCTGATGCACTGGGTATGCTTTATTACCATCCTTACAAAAATAAAAACACTTTTGTTCTGGCACCTTGATAAAGTGCACCCATGAAAGCATCTGCTTTGGATGACTGTAATGATTATGTTCCTTGATATAACATGGCACACCTTCTTTTGCTAACTGACCCCAGATACTACTATAAGAAAATATACCCGTACCGTAGAGTTTGATCTTTTTCAAGATCTCCACAAGTTTTGGTGTGTATAGTTTCAGTAACTCTGTGTCTTGATATACTCCTTCGTCAGTCTTATAATAACCAGTCCAGTGTTTACCATACATGGTATCTTTGACTTTTTTATGTTTACGTATTCCCTTGAGAATGTCTTGCTTGCTGATATACTTTCGATGATCTGGCATGACATCTTCGCTATCATATAAACCACGAAAGAAGAAGTCATCAGAATACTTCTTTAGGAACTGGTCTTCCTGACCATGCACCCAGTTCTCTATATGGATATACA